TCATTCTTCGTTGTTGTTCAATTTGTTGAACTTGCAGTGCCATTCCTATTGGATTTCCCTGCGCTTGCTCTGGACTTTCTTGTCGTGCTCCACCACTAGCTCCCATACCTCCTGCTCCGCTTTGTCCGTACATTAATCCGATGTTTAATCCTGAATTTTTTAAATGTTTGACTTGATTTTCTGTGTTGGTATAATCCCAATAATCTTTTGCGTATTGTTGAGATTGTGCGGCCGCTTGTTGTTGATATTGGTTTTGTAAGGCCATAATTCTTTTGTTATAAAGTTCTTGTTCTTGCATAGCTCTTCTAGGAGACCAAGACAATCCTAGCATTTGACTTAAAGCATTTCCGATAGCTCCAACTCCTGTGCTTATTAATGATGTTCCTAAAATTCCCATATTGTTCTATTTGTTTAATTTTTCGCCCTTGTAATTTTACAAGGGTTATACATATTACTAGATAATATATGCTACATGCGTACCATTTTGTGAAAAATGGAGGGAGTAGGAATTAAGTTCCTGACTCCCAGCCTTTTAGATGTGTGGTTTATCCCACCGAATCCTGTTGCGAAGGAGTATCTTTAATCTCCTTTGATTCGAGGGCATTTTGTTCCTGTTGTTCGATTTTTCCGTAATTTTTAGATTTTGCAAGGTTCGCTTGGTTAATTGCGTCCATAGCTGTTTGTGCCACTTCCCATCTATCCGTACGGATATTATATGCTGGTAACACTCCGTCATCTCTATTGGTATAGATAATCGGTGCTCCATCTGTGATAGGTTCATTGTTTTCGGTAATTCTACAAACTTTATTTTCAATACTTTCTCCTTCTTGGTATTCGTAGTTTGTTTTTGGAGGTCTTGAATATAATTTGGGCTTAATCATAATTATAAGTTTTAAATGTTAGGAATAATTTTTGCTGACATAACGCGTCTTGGCTTGCTATCAAATGCTATTTGAATCCAAAAATTTTGGGCAGTTATATCTGTATCGGCGAAGATGTTGTTGTAGAGATGTGGAAATACATAAGTTGTATATGTATCTATATCTCCGAAGATTCGATTTAAACACATCCATCCTTCATTTTCGAGAAGCGCGAAGTTTCCGTATGTTTTGTTGACGTTTGTCATGTATTCAATCCATGCAGGTTGTTTACCGATTGATTTCTTTGACGTTTCGTAAAGTGTATTTGCATTTATGCTTCGGTATAATCTGTCTTGAAAGCCTATACCGTCAAGTTGTGGTTTATGCAAATCGTTTAGTGTCAATAAATAATTATCCCATTCGTTACCTTGAAAATAATCAACTCTTGGTGTGATAGATGTAATACAGAATATGTATCCGGGTTCATCTGCCTTGAATATAATATTTCCTCCCTTGTGATTGGTAGCTAAACCTCTACCGGCTAATGTTCCTAGTGGCTGCTCTTCGCTTCCGCTGTTGTTTACAACTTCTTGGAATTCTATTTCGAGAGAGCTTCCTCCCAAGTAGACGGGAGTTTCAATATGGTTGAGTCCTCCACTCGTGTATACGGTCTGAATCCATGCATTATATGAACCGTCGGATACGGCAATTCTGTTGAGCATGGTGTACACTTTTCTTGCGAGGTTAAGAGTATCCAGAGTGAAACTACCTCCACTCGTGTCAATTGCTGTGATTGCATTAATTCCTGTTTCTCCATCAATCCATTCGGTATTAACCCAGTTTGTATTGATATCACTTTGATATGTTTTAAGGACAAGCCCTACCAATGGTTGCGAACAACTTGGCGCTATACCATTTTTTGTTTGTATAGGTTTAAAAATATCAACTATGAACGGGTCTTGTGATACATATTGATTCTTCCCTACTGAGAGTATATTTTCTCTCATATCGTCGATTGTATTTAAATCATAACTGTTATATCTCGCTTCTACGCTTGTAGCGAGAGAAGGTTTGTTTATATAAAAGTATGTTTTAAATGTTTGTTCGGTTGGCAAGTATGTAATTTCGTTAATTTTATAATACTCTGTATCCTTGACGGCGTTGCTTATGGTTTTTGTAATGTTTGTTAAAATGTTTCTTTCTATGAGATTGTTTATAGTTCCATATATTTGGATTGTTTTTAGACCTCCTGGTTTTCCGCCACTTTCAACTAGCCAACCTGTTTGCATGTCTATGCTTATTTCTATTTGTCCTGAATCCTTATCTTGGGTGTATGGTTTTATAGCTAATACCCAAGCTTGATAGTCTGTGTTTTTTTTAGGATATTCACCTGAAGAATTTGTGGAATTTGGTACACCCGTAGCGACAATAGTCCATGAGTTTTGGTTGTTGCTGCTATTTATAATATTTAAGCTCATTTGTCCTTTGTCTAGATTGCTTGCTATTTGGTTGTACAAATAGTAGGTATTTCCAGATATTACATAAAAATTTTTTTCTTGTTTGTTTGCATAATAATTTTTAAAGATGTCGTAATACATCATTAGTTTAATGCAGTTTAAAGTTTTCATATTTGGACCGTAAGGTTCTAAGGCTGAGAGAGATCTTACTCCTGTATACGCGACTAGTGAGCTCGGATTAACTTCATTGAGTAGGGAGTCATTACTTCCTTCCATTTTGCTCTTATCGGTGTATTGTTTATAAGGTATTGGAAATATAGGAAATTTTACTTGTTTCATGTTTAACCCTATATTTAATGCATTGTTATGCAACATGGCATTGTATAGTCTTATTGGACAGAAGAAAAAATCATTTTGTTGTTTAAAACTTCCGAATAAAGGTCCTATTGTTGGGTGTGTCAGTGTGTGGCATCTCGTTTGTATAGGAAAGGTATCTCCGGGTAATACTAAATGGTATAATGTAGGAATTAGAGTTCCTACGGCTGCTGATGTTCGGCAGACGTTGCTAAGGTCGTGCGTACTACGGTTATAGTTATTTAACCGTGTCATCATTTTTTTACCACCTCCAAGGGTGTTTTTTCCGATAGATACTTTCATAATTATTTATTTTTATTAAGTTGTGTGGATATTTTTGATAATCTTTGGCATAGTGCCCCTATGATAGATAAATCTAAATTTGTTAGTTTGAAATTTTCTTTAAGGTAAAGTTCGGCTTCTTCTTGAGAGTTGAAAACATGAGGTGTAGCGATAAATTCTCCGATGGTGTAAATGAATTTATCTTCTTCTCCTACTTTGATACAACTAATTTTTACGATGTCTTGGTTTTTAGACCATTCTTCGATTTCTTTTTCATTCATGAAATTAAATGTTTGTTTTTCCATAATTAAATGTTTTTAATTGCTTCAATTTTTATTAATATAACTCTGCTTTTACGTAATTCATTTTCAAGGCGTTCTGCTTCTTTAAAGAGGCAGCAATTCATAACAACTCTAAATCCTTTTACAACGCACCCTGTATCCCATTCAAAGCCCTCCCACATGAGCGCATAAGAACCTTCGCTAAACGGTTCAAATGGAATTTTAGCACTTTTTATCCATTCTTTTTTACGGAATTTCCCGTATTTCGTTATAGTTGGAATCATTGTTATGTGTAATTGTATCATTTAGGCATTTGTTATTAACATTTACGGTGTTTCCTGATATTTTCCAAGTGCTACCACAACCCTCAGTTAAATAAGCTATTGCCAATAATATAATTGCACCTATAATACTTGCTGCTATTTTCCAGTTCTCTTTTAAGAATTGCTTAATTTCTCCTTTCATTTTAGTAAATTTTTTTGTAGTTAGTAATATAGTTTGGGTTTTCTTTTTTAATTTTTTGGTTTAAAATTATAGCTTCTTTTTTAGAGAAACAAATGACGTATTTTGTATATAGCTCTCCTTTTTCGTCAAATTTACTGTAATTTACTTCCCACCTGTGCCCACTTTTTATTCTTTCTCCTTCATGTATAATTTCCCATTCCTCTGAGGCTGGGAAATTAAGCAACCAATCATAAGCTTGTTCTTCATCTTTGAAGTACATTGCCATAATGATTTTTGTTTTAATGTGTTTTAATAATAATAACTTTTTCATGATTTTATTTTTTTAATTACAATACAAATATAATGGAAAAAATCTCTTTAAAAAAATAAATATCCCATTTTAACCTATGTTATTAACATTTTTAACTATTGCGCGCAAGCCTGCAAGGCTTACAGCGAGTAGGCTCCGCCGTAGCGAGCGTACAAATAGGAGCGAAGCGACTAAGGAGAACTTTGTTCTCCGCCTTATACATCCCGAGCGAAGCGAGCTATTTCGCCCTCTCTCAATTCGCCAAGGCCTCGTAAAGCTCTTCGGTTGAGAGTCTTCTTAGTTGTTTGTGTTTCCACAAATTTTCTCTAAGTTGTTTTTCTATCATATCGTCCCATTCACTCTTTTTTCTCTCCATAGGAAAATCGGCCTGTAACGGTAACTCTGTTAGATTTTCCGTGCTGAATTTTTCAGCTAATTTTTTAGCTTCTGCGATAGCTCGTCGTTGTTTTTCCTCTTTTCTTCGTTCTTTCATAGCATTCCAGGCAATAGGATTATCTCCCATTATGTCACGTCCATATTGTTGCCAATATTGCCTAAGGTTGTCGATAGTTTTCCAATCGTCTGCCCTTACTTTTTCGCCGTATATCCATAGTAAACCTCTATTTAAGTTGTTGATCCACATTTTTTCACGTTCTTTTTCTGTGAATATTTTATTTTTATAATATTTTGGCATGGCCATTTTTGTACCGTTACGGAAAGTATAGGTAGCTACGCTTATATTTTTGTAATTTTGTTTTTGCCATAGATAATCTAGTCTGTTCATGTATCCTGCTCCAATTCCTGCACTGGCTAATACAATTTGTTTGAATTCTGGATGTTTTATATCAACTTTTAGCATATATTTTGTCATGTAGTTGATACTTCTACTATTACAATATCCTCCGATAAACACAAACCCGTATTTCCAATGTTTTTTTATAAGTTCGGCCGATTTTTGACCGAAGAAGATACCGTGCAAATGTATTCTGTCTTTTTTTTCGCCCAGTTCGGTAACGCACCAATGTTTTATACTTTTTCCGGTTTCTTTTCTTACTCTTTCCAGAAATAGTCTTAATCCTTTTGACGCTATTTCGTTTGGGTTTTCTTCCCATTTTAAGCCGCTCTTTTCTTCGATTTCTTTTAGTCCTTCCTCGCTTATTGTTAATGTAGTAAAATATCCGAAATTTGAACGTATTTCTTCTTCTAGTCTTACTCTCCATTCTCGTTGCTTTTCTTTTCTACATTCTATACAACATCCACATTTTACAGGTATATAGAAGAGTCTCCTATCTTTGCAGATAGGAGGCTTTCCATTGTTTTTTTTATTGGGTTTATACTTTGGATTTTTTATGTATTTTGGATATAAACACATATCAATGGTATTCTGTATAGCTTTCTGTTGTCGTGGTGTTTCCTTCTCTGGTTGATTTGGTTTTTGTGTTGGCTTTTTTTCTACGTCCTTTGTATAACATATCCACGATTTTATCTCCAAATTCTAGGCCTAATCCAATTCTTTCGTTGAAGGTTTGTGCTTCCCAACGGTTGATCATTTCTTCTACATATTTGCGATAAGTTTCTTTGTCCCAATTATGTTTATCGGCAAGAGCTTCTAGTTCTTTAATACTTGCTTCAAGCTGTTTGATTTGTTTTTCATTTACATCTTTATCACTTTTATATTTTGCAGCTAAGGCTATTGCTACGGCGTTGTTATAATATGCTGCGTCGACTCTGTCGTCGTAAGTGTCTTTTAAATATTCGTTTTGGATTTTTTCATTTTCTTTTGTCCAATATTCTGTGTGAGCTTTTTCGCTATAATAACCTGCTATGGCAAAGGCTTCGCTTATTTGTGCACTTGTTAACCCTTCTTGCATTTCTCTAAGAGCTTTTAGAGCCTCTGTAGCTTCTTTTTCTGCTTTTGTTAATTCTGTTAGGGCTTCTTTGTAATTTCCTTCTCTTAGATTTAATTCGATTCGCGAACTTGCTTCTTCAATTCTCTTCAAGGCTTCTTGTGTATCTACACCTCCAATTTTAGTTGCTTCGGCTCCTGCTTTTTTCGCTTGTGCTTCTGCTAATGCAATTTGAGCGTCGTTCATTCTTCGTTGTTGTTCAATTTGTTGAACTTGCAGTGCCATTCCTATTGGATTTCCTTGTGCTTGCTCTGGACTTTCTTGTCGTGCTCCACCACTAGCTCCCATACCTCCTGCTCCGCTTTGTCCGTACATTAAT